AGATGCTCCTCCCGGTAGAGAACGTCAAGTTAAAGCACTTAAAAAAGAATTTCCAGATGATGAAGGTGCTCCATATGCAATAGCATGGGCACAACACAACAAGAAGAAAAGGTAATTGAACATGTATAAACCAGTAAATACAGATCAAATTTATAGTGCAACAGATGGCAGTCGCGAAAAAACAGTAATGAATACTCCTAAAGCAAAATCAGTAAATACCGATGCAGTATCACAAAACAGCAATGCATCCGAAGCTGAAAAGATTAGAGCAATGGGTGATAGACTAGCGAAAATTTGGGAAGACTAGTTCCGTGGACGAACTAGAGCGCATAAAGAAACTAGCAGGTGTAAACGAATTCAAAGGTTACACAGAGTATACTCTTGAGAACATCAGTGACGCTGCTAATGCAAATGCTAAGAAGATGCGCAAAGACAATATCAAACCAGGTGACAAAGAATGGTTTGAACTTTGGTTTGGATTGCCTAAGATGACAGGCGAGAATATGCCTAAAGGCTTTAGGGGTCGTAAAAAATGAAAATATACGAAATACTAAACGAAGATGGTAGAATTGTAAAAGGCGTTAACACAACTGTCGACATAGGCCCAAACGAAATTAAAACACAAGCTGCTAAGTTTGGCAATACTGTAGACAAAGACGGTGTTCCGCCTACACTAAGTAAAAAAGTTAAAGGCAAGTCAACTAACGTGTTGTTTAATCTTGGTCTTACTGAAGGTTACAAACTAAAATTAGAGCGTGACGAAGAAATTGATGTATTACACATCATGGATACTAAAACAAAGAAGCGCATAGAAGTGCGTGGAAAAAAAGGTTACGAGACAGGCGGTTACGATCCACAAGACAAACTACATCAAGTATTAGATAAAGTAGGTCGTAGTGCTAATGTTAGTGAATTAATGAACGGTAATGTAGTTAGTATTAACCCTAAACACCCACAAGGTGTTGATGCTGAGAAAACTGCTAAAGACGTGTTGACAACTGAGTACAATGAAAACTTTGCCGACGGTAAAGTAAGTGGTAGAAGCAGACCAGGGCGTGTAAAACGTTCAGGTGCTAGTTGTAATGGATCAGTTACAGCATTACGCAAACGTGCTAAGAACGCAAGCGGCGAAAGAGCTAAAATGTTACATTGGTGTGCGAATATGAAAGCAGGAAGACAAAAATAATGTTCAGTAAGCAATGCAAACTACATTTAGAAAAGCAAGGTGAAAGTGGCCTACAACATATGGGTCATGCCCTCAAAGCTGCTGTAAGACTACAGTTGTTAGTGCCTGCTCTTGTTATACATGCAATTGCTCCACGCTTCTTTACTGATACAGCAACCAGCGTAATGAAGGATATACTAAATGAAAGAGACGACACTTAGTCATTATATAAAAAAGTATAAAGAACACGAAGCACGTAGAGCAACTACTAACGAGCGCAACGAGTATTGGAGAAAATACAATGAAAATAAGTGAACTATTAGAAGCAAAAGTTGAAATGTGTCCAGACGCATGTTGCGGTAAGCCTGTAACAGAATGTAAATGTGGACCAGATTGCAAACATTGTGATTGCTATGCTAAGAATAAGGCCATGAACGAAGGGCTTTTACGTAACTTAGTAGGCGATGTGCGTAATGCATTTAAACCAGGAGTTGCAGTTACTCCAAATATGGTAAAAGAATTAGAAGCAGGCCTTGCAGCAATACGCCGAGGCGAACAACCAACACGCAGACAACAGGCAACATTTGACAACTTTATGAGCGATACACTTGCAAAAGAATTGAAAAAGATGGGTATCAGCGAAACTACAAGCGCAGGCAGTGTTGCAAGTAGTATGGGCAGTGGTAATGGATTCGTAGGCGGTGGTATCGGTACTATAAGTAGAGCTCCGGGCAGTAAAAAACCTAAAAAGAAAAAAGACACTAATACTCCTTCGTGATGATAAATACTACAATAAGTTATAACTTAACGGAGTATTCTAATGCGCAAGAACGAATTTAATAAGTCACAAGTCAAAGAAGGCTTAGCTGATTTAGCTCAACGAGCTGAACAAGACCACGAAGTACAAATGGCTAGAGCCGATCTATATAAACTAGCAAAGTATTCAATCAAACTACACGAAATGTTAAAAGGGGTCAGCGAAGCCGAAGGCCTTGAAGGTTGGGTACAGGCTAAAATTACTAAAGCTTCTGACTATATTAGTAGTGTCTATCACCACTTAGAGTATGACGAAAATTTTAATCAGCAGAATGATCCAACATTAGAAGGTACTGAGTATAAACAAATATTAAGTTTAAAACTTCAAGAACAAAATTTAAAAATTAAAAAATAATAGGTATTTATGATGGATTTTAGAAAACTTTTAAATAAATTAAATGAAGCTGAAAATAATATATGGAAGACTGTACGCAGAGTACAAGACAATGGTGGGTTAGTTAACTTTAATATTGATGATTCAGACCCATTTAAGTTATTCACTAAATTGCGCAACGGTGGTGATAACTATAGTCGTGAAGACATTGTTAAAGTATACTACAAAGACGACAACAGACTCCAACAGTTTTTAGATGGCAGTACCGGCCGCAACGCTGTAGAAGTAGACGCTGACGGTAATCCTGTTGACGCTCCTCAAACAGGTGCAGAGCTAGATGCTGATAGTGCAGATAACGGATCAGGAACTAACGGAGCGTCTGACTCACCACCAGCAAGCAATGGAAATCTTCGCTTGTCAGACGGAACAGAATATTTTAGAGATCAAGCAAAACAACGTGAGCTCAACCAAAAAGCAAGCAATTTAGTTCGACGTTTAGAAGAGCTTGTAAGACAAATGACCGAAAGTATTTCGATTAGTATAAGAGGTTATTTGTCAGAATCTGATAAATCAGCATTATTATTCGAAGCCCTTTCTGATCAAGAAGCAGAAGAATTAAGAAATGTATATGCTGACCTTAGAGCAATTGTCGACTTTCAAGATGACCAGGGCTATCTAATATCTCCGCAAAATCAAGAGTTGCTTAAACAAAGACTTGATACTATAGAACCTGAAATTTCTACAGTATTAAACACTACTCCAGCAGTAACTCCAGCAGCAGATAGTGGCGCAGCGGCACAGAATACAGCTCCGCCGCCAGCAGCAGCTGAAGTAAGTGCAGATAGTGGAGACCAAGATGCTAGAGTTGACCCAGGTGAAGGATCAACATCAAGTTCATTAGAAGCATTTGCAAGTTCAGGAAAAGGTGGTCTTGCTAACGATGCAGACGAAACAGCAGCTATTGAAGAACTACAACAGTTCTTAACAGATATGGGCATTGATCCTAACGGCGTTGACAGCAAGTACGGTAACGGAACTATTCGTGCTGTAAAAGAATTCCAAAGATTATTTGGCGCAACGACAGACGGCGATGCAGGCCCAGAAACTATTGGTAAGATTGTAGAATATCGTAACGATCTTAAAGAAATGGACGATCTAATTGCAGCGGCTGGCAATAGCCCGGAAGGCGGCAGAGGAGATGGAGCAGCTGAAGTAGCACAAAGACGTGCAGATGCTCCACAGCAAAATGCATCAATTGACTTTAGACATTTGATTAGTCTTGTAGAAGGCAAACTGTTTGAAGCATTAGACGATGCACAACGTACACGAGCAGAAGAACTTATTGCAAAGTACGAAGCACTTGTAGGTAATTTACCAGAGCCTGCTAAAGCACAAGTACAAGAAAAGATTGATGCCCTTAAGGCTGCATTGGAAGCACCGGCTGACGAACCGGCATCACCAGTTCAACCAAATCCAAATGAAGTGAACAGAGATGCACCAGAAGCAGGTACAGGTGCTGCATACAAAGAAGTTACAGGTAGCGGACAAGGTAGAAGATATAGAACATATGACGCTGATGGCAACGAAGTAAGTTCAGGTCGAGGAGCAGGTCCTAATTTACCTACTCAAAACGAATATACAGCACAATTAGCACAACCTACAGGTGACGGACCAGAAGCCGACGGTTCTCGAGCTGCACTATCGCAAGTAAGACCAGATCCTGCAGATGTTGGACAAACAGTTGAACCTCGTCCTACCGACAGTGGAGTACAAGGTGATTATGCAAGAGCAGCATGGGATAGACAGTATGCTGCAACACACAATCCAGATGGATCTCCAAAAACAGGTGCACAAGCAGAGCCAGAAGCAGTATCTCCATCAAACGATACAGCAGAACCTGGGGCAACATCAAATGTAAATCCGCCAGCACTAGCGAGAGCACAAGCGTTTGTTGATAAAATTGGCAACATTGACAACATGTCTGAGGAAGAATTAGATGCAATGCTAGACGACATAATACAAGATGAAGAGGCATTTGGTTTACTAACACCAAGATTACAACAGCAACTAAGGGATATTAGAGGATGAAAGTTTTTGAATTAACACAATTAAACGAAAATCAAGAGCTAATTCAGGCTTTTATTCGAGCTGTCGAAAGATATATTGAAGTTAGAACTAATAGAAATACGCCTCCTAATATAGATACAAATAGCCCACAACAGCCAATACAACCAAATAGTGTCGAAGATCCTAATCAACCAGCAGCAGCAACAACAACTGATACAGGCATAGATACATCAATTCCTAATAGGCCACAACAGCCCCAGGGTGCTGATGATAGCGTTCAACGTCAAGCAACAGCAATGCAAGCCTGGAGTGAAAAATATCCTACAAATACTTTTGTTCAGGGTTTACCTAATACTTACTATCAAGCAGTTGAGGCACTAAGCAGCGATTTAAATCCACAAAACGTAAGTCGTCTTGAAGATGCGGTTGAAAATGATACTCCAAACGAAATAGTCCAAGTACTGTATAGAAGACTTATTTCTAATCAAGGTTATCCTAAAGCAGATTTACAAGCTGCTGTCGACGAAGGCACCGATGGCGGCTTTTCGCAAGCAGAAGTAGACGGCGCAAAAGACTTACTCGAATACTTAGGTAGACTAGAAATGCGAATTAACCGATGAGATTTTATAAGGTAAATGGAAGATAGTGCTGAAGACTTTGTTTGGAAAAATATAAATCCAAATCATATTTGGGTTATGGACAAACTAATACTTGCACGTAAATTAAAATATAATAGTGGCCCGGTCGGACTTGATGTTCCGCATCCGGGCTTTTATATTGTACGCCCTTGTGTTAACATGTTGGGACTAGGACTAGGCGCTCAAAAGGTTTGGATCGAACAAGAAACAATGCATCTTCCAGTAGGACACTTTTGGTGCGAGTTTTTCGAAGGTGATCATTACAGCATAGATTATTTTGAAGGCAAGCAAATGCTATGTGTACAAGGTAAAAAACCTGAAGATACATTTACAAAGTGGACTGATTGGCGCAGAGATGACAAGAAATTCACGTTTCCCGCATTACTAAATAAATTAGTTGAACATCATCCTTGGATGAACTGCGAGTTCATAGGTGAAAAACTTATTGAAGTACACCTAAGACGCAACGAAGACTTCGACGGAAATATCAATCATTTTATCCCAGTATGGAAAGGCGAGGATACAACACCGCCTGAAGGATATAGTTATCGTGATTACCCAGACATACATGGTAGAATCGGCGCTTTTGTAAAATAACGCTTGACATCTGTCTAAATATACCATATAATAGTAACAACAATATAAACTCACAAGGAGAATACTATGAGTGATCGTACCTATGGACCTGAAGAAAAAGCAAAGCTTGAACGTCTAGTACGTGAAGGTGTAACTGTACTACAAGAAGTTGAAGATCTTAATATGGGTCTTAAAGAAACTGTAAAAGCAGTAGCAGAAGAACTAGATGTTAAGCCTGCATTAATTAACAAAGCTATTAAAATTGCACTTAAACGTGATTGGGATAAACATTACGATGCATTTGACGATCTTGAAACAATCGTTACAACTTTAGGTTATGACAAATAAATGCAAAAAATTAAGTCTTTTTGGGTAGATAGTTATACCAGTGATAAAACAGCGTTTTACTTTGAATTAGTAAGTTTTGTATTCACAGTATATGCCAGTCTAACCCTTGCTTTAACAGCAAGTGACCCTAATATGCTTATAGTATATCCAGGTTTCTTTATAGGTAGTGTTACACAGTGCTATGCCGCTTACAGACGTGGTGCAGCCTGGGTAATGCTACTAACTGGATACTTTGCTATAGTAAATGTATTTGGATTTGGAGTAGCAGCACTATGGTGGTAAAACCGTATCAATGGTTGGCGTGGGTGGCTACAGTATGTTTACTGACAGCCGCTACACTAGCCGCATTTAATGTTTACCCTTTGTACATTTGGGCATTCATTATTAGTAACAGTCTATGGATACTTGTAGGTATTTTATGGAAAGAAAAAAGTCTTATAGTAATGAACGCAGGCTTAACCGTAATTTATGTTGCGGGATTGTTGTTCTAATAAGTAATAGTACGCTCAATGACGATTGTCGAGCAAGTATGAAGGTTAAGTTGGCCATAAGCAACGAAGGAGAAAATTAGATGCCATACGTAGACGCGATGTTTGATCGCGATCAAGATATTATTCGTGTCGTAGAAAGACGCGACGGAAAGAGACACTACACTGAATACAGTGCAAAGTATACTTTCTACTACAAAGACCCTAAGGGCAAATACAAAAGCGTATATGGCGATCCGTTATCTCGCATTGTGTGTAAGAACACAAAAGACTTTCGCAAAGAAGTTGCTATCAACAGAGATAAGACACTTTTCGAAAGCGACATCAATCCAATCTTCCAGTGTCTAAGTGAGAACTATCTTAATCAAGATGCTCCTAAACTAAACATTGCATTCTTCGATATTGAGACGGACTTTGATCCAGAGCGCGGCTTTGCTGATCCAGCAGATCCGTTTATGCCTATTACTTCTATATCTGTTTATTTACAGTGGCTAGAAACAATGATCTGTCTAGCTGTTCCGCCTAAGACACTTACTATGGAGCAAGCACAAGCAGAGCTTGAAGGTATTGACAATGTAATGCTGTTTGAAAAAGAAGGTGACATGATCGACACTTTCCTAACGCTGATTGAAGATGCAGACATACTGTCAGGTTGGAACAGTGAAGGTTATGATATTCCATACACTGTAAACAGAACTGCTCGTGTACTGAGTAAAGATGACACAAGACGCTTTTGTCTTTGGGGACAGTTGCCCAAGAAGCGTGACTATGAAAAGTACGGCAAGGCAGCAGTTACGTTTGACCTAGTAGGTCGTGTACACTTGGACAGTTTAGAACTGTATCGCAAGTACACATACGAAGAACGTCATACATATCGACTGGATGCAATCGGTGAGATTGAAGTAGGTGAAAACAAAGTTCCGTATGAAGGAACACTGGATCAACTATATAACAATGACTTCCGTAAGTTTATTGAATATAACATTCAAGATACTGCACTACTAGACAAACTAGACAAGAAACTACGCTTTATTGATCTAAGTAACACAGTTGCACACGAGAACACTGTACTTCTACAAACAACAATGGGCGCTGTAGCTGTTACAGAACAAGGAATTATTAACGAAGCACACAACAGAGGCTTACAAGTTCCTAATCGTCGAGGCCGAGACGATACAGAAAATACACAAGCAGCTGGTGCTTATGTTGCATTTCCTAAGAAGGGATTGCACAAGTGGGTAGCGTCAATGGACTTGAACTCACTGTATCCGTCAGTGATTCGTGCGCTGAATATGGCTCCTGAAACTATCATTGGACAAATACGTCCTGAGATTAGCGATAGTCGAGTGCATGAAGACATGACACTAAAGAAAAAGAGCTTTGCAGGTAGCTGGGAAGGACGTTTTAACGTCGAAGAGTATGACATGGTCATGGAACAACGCAGAGACGTTGCACTTACTATTGACTGGGAAGATGGACGTTCGGATGTACTTTCAGGTGCAGAGATTTATCAACTTATATTTAACAGTCACATGCCTTGGATGCTCAGTGCTAATGGTACTATATTTACTACCGAGTTTGAAGGTGTTATTCCAGGTATTCTTAAACGCTGGTATGCTGAACGTAAAGACATGCAGAAGATGTTGAAGAAGGCCAAAGAAGCTGAGAACAAAGCTGAGATTGAATATTGGGATAAACGTCAGCTGGTTAAGAAGATTAACTTGAACAGTTTGTATGGTGCGATTCTTAACCCAGGTTGTAGATTCTTTGATAAACGTATCGGACAAAGTACAACGCTAACTGGTAGGCAGATTGTTAAACACATGAGTGCAGAAGTTAACAAGACTATTACAGGCGAATATGATCATGTAGGTAAAGCAATGATTTACGGTGATACAGACTCTTGTTACTTTAGTGCTTGGCCCGTGCTTAAAGATGATATCGAAAGCGGTAAACTTGAGTGGTCTCCTGAAAAAGCAATCGCACTATACGATCAAGTATGTGAACAAGCAAATACAACGTTTCCGAAGTTTATGGCAGAAGCGTTTCACTGTCCAAAGAGTCGTTCAGATGTTATTGCAGCTGGTCGAGAAATTGTTGCACGTAGCGGCTTGTACATTACTAAGAAACGTTATGCAGCACTAGTAACCGACAACGAAGGCTTTAGAACAGATCAAGAAGGAAGTCCAGGCAAAGTAAAAGCAATGGGCCTAGACTTGCGTAGATCAGACACTCCTGTGTTTATGCAAAAGTTTCTAAGTGAGCTATTGCTTATGGTACTTACAGATGTTCCGCAACAAGAAGTGTTAGATCGTATTACAGAGTTCCGTAAGGAATTTAGTGCAAGACCTGGTTGGGAAAAAGGTTCGCCCAAACGTGCAAACAAAGTTGGTCATTATCGTCGCTTAGAAGAGAAGCAAGGTAAAGCTAACATGCCCGGACACGTTCGAGCAAGTCTTAACTGGAATACACTAAAACGCATGAACGGTGACAAATACTCACAAGAGATTGTTGATGGTATGAAAGTTATTGTTTGTAAACTAAAACAGAACCCGCTAGGCTATACAAGTGTCGCTTATCCAACAGACGAGCTACGTATTCCTGATTGGTTCAAAGAATTGCCATTTGACGATGCAGCAATGGCAGAAACTATTATTGATAATAAGTTAGACAACTTGATTGGCGTGTTGAACTATCCACTTGAGGATACTAAGTCGCACACAACATTTGGTAGTTTGTTTGAATTCGGAGACTAATATGAAAATAAAAGTAGAACTAGAAATTGATACAGAAAGCCAGCAGGACCTAAATACTATCGAAGAACTAATTGAGAAATTAAAAGAGTTAGTGGAGTATATGCAATGAAAGTAGGATTTACTTGTAGCACATTTGATCTATGTCATGCAGGACATGTACAAATGTTGCGTGAAGCAAAAGAACACTGCGACTATTTGATCTGCGGCTTACAAGTAGATCCTAGTGTAGATCGTGCAGAAAAGAACGCACCTATACAAACTGTAGTAGAGCGTTACACACAACTTAAAGCAATTAGTTATGTTGACGAAATCATTCCTTATGGTACAGAAGCAGATCTAGAAGATATCTTGACAATGTATCATATTGATGTTAGAATATTAGGAGAGGAGTATAGAGACAAAGAGTTCACAGGCAAAGACATATGCCGTAAACGTGACATTGATCTATACTTTAACAAACGAGATCATAGATTTAGTTCGAGTGATCTTAGAGTAAGAGTAACAGAAAGGCAAACTAATGACTGAAGGACCATTTAAGAACGCATTTGAAGGAGACACCGAAGGTGTTGTTCGTCGAGAAATTGTAACATATCGTATGAGAGGCGACATTATGGTAAAAGAAGAAGCATCACGAGATTATTATAAATCTGGCGATTATCATGACAGTCAAAGTACACAGCCGCTAGTAGAGCGTTAATATAATGAATAAGTTTATATTTGATGTAGACGGAACACTAACACCCAGCAGAGGTATTATTGATTTAAAATTTAAAGCGTTCTTTAATATGTTTTGTTTAACCAATGATGTCTACTTAGTTACTGGTAGTGACAAAGCAAAAACAGTAGAACAAATTAGCGAACCAACTTACAACTTATGTAAACGTGTCTACCAATGTAACGGCAACGATGTATGGGAAAAGGATGCAAACATTCAAACTAATGATTGGAAACTTCCTGACCTTGCAAGAACTTTTTTAATTAGTTGTGAATATGAAAGTGATTTTAGCATTCGCACTGGTAATCATATCGAAGAACGTCCCGGTATGGTAAACTTTAGTGTTGTAGGACGCAATGCAGATGCAGAACAACGTGCGGCATATGTAGCATTTGAAGAACAGAACGGCGAGCGTAAAAAAATTGCAGATGCGTTTAATACAATGTTTCCTGACCTAGAAGCAAAAGTAGGTGGTGAAACTGGTATTGATATTAGTCCAAAAGGATTTGATAAGAGTCAAATTATAAAAGACTTTAATAAAAAAGATAAATTATATTTCTTTGGCGATGCTATGCACGAAGGCGGCAATGACTATCCATTAGCACAAGTTGTAGATATTAAACGACATGTCACAGGTTGGCGCAACACATGGGAATATTTAACTTGGTCGCAGGAACAAGGAATATCATTATGAAGATACTATTAACGGGACATCGAGGCTTTATAGGTTCTGCACTATTAGAACGACTTCGCAAAAATAATCAAGTAATCGGTTTTGATTTAAAAGACGGTGCAGACCAAAATTTATTATACTGTGACTTTAAAGAAGAATTTGATTTAATTATACATCTTGCTGGTAAGAGCGGTGTGCGTGAAAGTCTAAAAGATCCAGCAGCGTACTGGCGTAATAACATTGATGCAAGTCGTAGACTATTTGATCGTTACGAAGATACACGTATACTATATGCGAGCAGTTCGAGTGCTTACGAGCCCGATTTGAACCCTTACGCAGCAAGTAAATTTGTATTAGAAGAACTAGCATCACGTTATCCTAACACACTAGGTATGCGTTTCCATACAGTGTATTCGGATAGCTGTCCACGAGAAAATATGTTCTTTAACAAACTGCGTAATGGCACACTAGAATACACAACTAGACACTATAGAGATTTTATTCATCTAGAAGATATATTAGATGCAATTGAAATCTTAATAGCAAAAGAACATATCAATGGTACAATTGATATTGGCACTGGAAATCCTGTAAAGGTACAAGACTTTGCGCCAGATATTCCAGTCCGCCTAAATACCCCAGGAGAGAGAAGTTGGACATGTGCTAACACAGAAAAAATGAAAGCACTGGGCTTTAAACCTAAATACACGGTAGAAAAGTTCTTGACAAACGCTAATAATGGCAATATAATAAGTTTATTCAATGGAGAAAAGGTAATATGAAAGATATCTTACAAGACGTAGTAGCACATACTCACGCACTAGGCTTCTTAAGCTTGGTAAAAGTAACTAACGAAGACAGAACTGCAATTGATTCAATGGCAGAAGATCGTAGTGTAATCTTAAGTGCAGAAGCGCACACCCCTGTAAACGAGTTTGTAGGCACATTTGGTATGCCCAATCTAGACAAACTTAACTTACACTTAAAAAATCCAGAGTATCAAAAAGATGCTAAAATTGATGTTGTGCAAGCAGAGCGTAACGGCGAAACAATTCCAACACACATTCACTTCGAAAACGCAACAGGCGACTTTCAAAATGACTATCGCTTTATGAACAAAGCAATCATCGAAGAGAAGTTGAAGACTGTTAAGTTTAAAGGTGCAGCTTGGGCAGTAGAATTTCGTCCTTCAGTATCAAGTATTGAACGCTTAAAACTTATGAGTGCTGCACATTCAGAAGAGCCTACATTTAGTGTAACTACTAAAAATACCGGCGGCGCTAATGACTTAGTGTTTAGTTTTGGAGATGCAAGTACACACGCAGGTGAATTTGTATTCCAAAATGCTGTAGAAGGTACACTTGCACACACATGGAGTTGGCCAATAGCACAAGTGCAAGCAATTCTTAGACTAGACGGCGATGCTACTATGAGCATTAGTGATCAAGGCGCAATGAAAATTACTATAGATTCAGGTTTAGTAACATACGACTACATTCTTCCAGCACAGAGCAAATAATATGAATAAAGACCTAACAGCAGCACAACAAGACTACGCACACTTCTTGCCTGCACTTAGTGGCTTCTATGCTACATATGTAGGCAAGCAACGTTATCCTGATCCTGTTAATGGTCCTTATGTTCCCGACAGTCGCATTCCGGCAAACTTTCAAAACAATATTGAAAGTCTTAATTATCTTAACTCCAAAGAAGGAGCGTTCACATACAAGTGGACGCTCTATTCTGCAGGACATGCTGACTTAGATGTTAATAAGCATGTACCTAAGGAAGACATGGTGCGTAACAGAGATAGAGAGAACACTTGGTTACTAGGTGACTCAGGTGGCTTCCAGATTGGTAAGGGTGTTTGGGAAGGTGATTGGAAAGATCCTAACTGTCCTAAAGCACAAAAGAAACGTGATGGTGTATTGCGTTGGATGGATGCTTACATGGACTACGGAATGATACTTGATATTCCGGCGTGGGTCGCACGTTCGCCAGCAGGTGCAAAAGCTACTGGCATTAGTACATATGACGAAGCAGTTAAAGCAACTCGCATTAACAATGACTACTGGATGAAGCATAGAACTGGCGCTTGTAAGTTCCTAAACGTTCTACAAGGTGAGAATCATGCAGACGCTGATGACTGGTACGAGCAAATGAAAGACTATTGCGATCCAGTTAAGTACCCAGACAATCACTTTAACGGTTGGTCAATGGGTGGACAAAACATGTGCGATGTACACTTGTTGCTCAGGCGCATTGTAGCACTGCACTATGATGGCTTACTACAAAGCGGTGTACACGATGTAATGCACTTCCTTGGTACAAGTAAACTAGAGTGGGCTTGCTTGCTAACAGACGTACAACGGGCTGTACGCAAGTACTATAACCCGACATTTATGGTTACCTTTGACTGTGCAAGTCCGTTCTTAGCAACTGCAAACGGACAAGTTTATACTTCTAACGAAACACCAGATCGTGGTAAATGGACCTATAGAATGTTGCCTAGTGTAGACGAACTAAAGTATGCTACTGATGCACGAACATTCAAAGACGCTACTACACAAGATGGTATTTTTAAAGTGTTTGAAGATAGTCCACTAACTGACGGATTGCTTGTAAGCGATATCTGCACATACAAAAAAGGTGATCGTAATAAAATTGGTGTACCTAAAGTAAGTGCGGGCGAAGTTGAACTTGACAAGAACGATCAACCTGTACTTGACGAAAAAGGTAATCAAATTGTTCGCAAGAAAGACTCAACGAGCTGGGATAGCTTTAGTTATGCTATTCAAATGGGTCATAACGTATGGACGCACATCAATGCTGTACAAGAAGCTAATAGACAGTATGACGCAGGCGTTATACCTAAGATGCTTGTACAAGAACAGTTTGATAGAGTACTAGTCAGAGACGTAATGGACGAAATCTTTTCAAAGACAACTAGAGAGGAGTCTTTAGAAGTCATTGAAAAATATTCAAAACTATGGATGTCAATACCGGGAACACGAGGTGCTATTGGTAAAAAGACAGTAAACAGTTCAACATTCTTTGATGCACTGTTTGAAGTAGAAGAATCTACTGAAGAAGACCTAGACGAAACTAAGTTAGAGGAACTTGAAGATGAGCAACTTTGATGAAACTAAAGATAAACTCTTAGCACATTATGACGAACTAAAGCGTAAGCATAGAGAACTTGACAACGAGATAGAATCAATGTATAATAATTCATATGTTACCGAAGAAGTCCGACGTATGAAAACTATGAAACTTTATCTCAAAGATGAAATGCATCGTATTAACGCATACTTAATACAAAAAGGTTTAGAATAATGCAAGTAAATCGAGTAATTCCTATAATAGAATCTGGTTATGTGGCACCTGCAAGTGGGTTTGGTGACGGTGGTTATGGAGTAGCTATACAACGAGCATATGATGAACGGGGTATAGCAACTAACTACGGCCCTGGAAATGATATTCCTGATTTAGATCTTGAAATTAAAAGCTGGGACAAAACTAAAAAAGGTCATATTAGTGTTGCTTCCAGTACATTCGATAACATAATTGCTACTGATGGTAGTATATTTTTAGACAAGTTTAAAAAATGGAACCTTCATATTCACGAAGGCGGCGTTCTTAAAGAAGTAAGAAAGATCGATTTTGGATCGATTCAAGATATTATTGAAGAAGAACTAGCCGAACTTTCAGATCAATTGTTGAATGGTGCAACTGCTCCTAAATCTGAGCATTTAATATTAGAAAAGGTTAAGAGTAACAGTTGGAAGTTGCGTGTAAAATTTAATAAAGCAGAAAACTTATTTGGCATGGCTAATTCACGCAAGCAGTTAAACGATCTCTTTGGAGCATTTTAATGAAAAAAGATCCTACTATCAATGAACTTAGAAAAGTATTTAGAGATGCAGGTCTTGAATACTATATCAAAAAACAAAAAGGCAGTATTGTAAAAGTTCACTTTGTGGTTAAGGAAGAAACTAATGAAGCGTGATTATGAAACAGGTACAGCAGACAGTATTACATTCTTTACAGGTGTAGAAGTTGAAAAGACTCCTGCGTTTGGAATGAAGACACTGTTTGTTACTGGCGTTCAAGACTATAATGAAATTATGATGCATTACACATATCAACAATGCGAACATATCTTCTTTGGTGCTAATCATAGTTACAAACCTGTTACTTCAGATGAATTCGAAACTTGGGATCTAATGATTCGTGCCTTTACAGATCAAGATATCCTTTGTAGTTTGGACATTCCTAGCACTATTAACTTAGAATGGTTCTTAGATGGCGGACTTGTCGAAAGCAATAACTTTATTCCGCAACTTCGTGTAGTAGTTCCGTATGTTGCACAGTGGGGCTACAATGCAATGATTAAAATCGACGACAAAGATTTTAAAGCATCTAATCCAGGCGTTTGGTGTCATAGCCTGCACGATTTGATGGACCGTGAAAAGTTCACAGATTGGAGCAAATATGGGCTTGACAAAGTTCTTAAGTGAGTGTAATATTAAACTATGCAAGAACGCTATCACGACTACATGTTACGTAAATTAAAAGAAGAGAGAAACATGGAAAACGCAGAACGTAGTATTTGGGTAACCTTCGCTAAAGAAGGTGTACATATGTACCCAGGTGCAGATACTGATCCTAAACTAGCAACTGGCGATTGGGATGATGTATCATTCCTTGGTATTCCACATCGTCATATTTTCCACTTTCGTGTTCGTATTGAAGTATTTCATAACGATCGCGATATTGAGTTCATTCAGTTTAAGCGCTGGATGCAACGACTCTATGACGTCGAAGGCGTATTAGAGCTAGACCACAAGAGCTGTGAGATGATCGCAGATGACTTGTACAAAGAAATTTCTACAAAATATCCCGGCCGGTTTGTAGAGATTAGTGTCGCTGAAGACAACGAAAACGGCTGTTCTATTTTTTATCCAAAAGCATAAGAGAGAAACTTAATATGGCTTACAACTTTCCTCCAGTAGATAAAATTTTCGACGATCTGGACAAGTTCCGCGACTACTGTCGCTTTGAAGGTAAACCTTTTAACGAGGCTGATCTTTATAATAAAGATGCTATTGTTTGGCAGGCATACCAAAAGTATCAAAACTATCTTCGTGCAAAAGCACGTAATGGCGGCAGAGACTTTGAACAACGTCGGCCACGCAGTAATAACCAACGGAGATTCTAATTATGACTATTCATATTGTAGACATCGAAGCAGTAGACACACGCTACACTAAGCAATGGAAAGAACATCTTCCAGCGCAACTGCGACGAGCTACAAATGAAGATGTTGTAGTTATTAGCGGTGGGGAAACGCCTCAGGCAACTACGCCTGGGGCTTTCCTTAACTTCGGTGGTACTAATGTTTACAAAAGTAAACAATTAGAAACTATCGGTGAAATGTTTTGTAACGGAGAAATTAAAGATGGAGATTATTTCCTATATACGGATGCGTGGAACCCAACTGTTATCCAGTTGCGCTACATGGCTGAACTCCTTGGGGTCGACATTAGAGTCGGTGGTCTTTGGCATGCCGGTAGTTATGAT